ACAGGTAGAGGACCAGACCATTACTACACAGAAGCGCGTGGTGATGACCAATATGCAATGGGTGTTGATGTGGCTTCAGGTGCAGGTGGTGATTATAGCACCATTACTGTTGTTAGCCGCACCACAATGCAACCGGTCTATCATTACCGCAGTAACACCATACTACCTCACGATTTTGCCGACGTTGTATGGGAGAAGTATTGGGAGTTTAACGAACCTATTACCATAGTGGAGCAAAACGGAGTTGGAGAAGTTATCATAGGCCGTCTCAGAGAATGGAAACTACGTAACATCTACAAAGATAAGAATGGTAAGTTTTGGAGAACTAATAAACACAACAAGATAGCTATATATGACCACCTTAGGGATATGCTTTGTAATGAGCAAATAGGTTGTATAAGTAAATTGTTATGGAGTGAGCTACGCACTGTTGAAATTACAGAGAACGGTGTGCCCAATGCTATGCAAAAAGGCACGCACGACGATATAATTATTAGCACTGCGCTGGCATTATGGATATGTAAAATAAAGCCAGCACCCAGTTTTTTTGCTGTAAGGCGTGATATGATAGAAGAATTTAAAAAGCAGACAAAAGCTCGTAGAATAAAAGCAAAGGGTCCATTGCCGTGGTCACCAGCAGGAGGATATTGATATGGCAAGATATAACGTTACACCAGGTGTCCTATCTCAGGTTGTGCAAGCGCACAAGAGATATTGGGACGACCAAAAACGTGATATGTTTAAATATAAACGTGCCTATGAATGTAAGTTTTGGGATGATATGAATGCCAATGATGGCATTACAGTTCAGACTTCAGATGGATATGGCTACATTGAGAGCTTTATAAGCTCGTTATTCACCAAGAACCCAGGGGTTGTTGTTAAGAACGGCTTGAAAGGGACAGGCGATACCAAGAAAGCACAGGCATTAGCCAATGATTTTCTTACCAGACAACGCCAACCAGTAGAAGATGCGTCTCGTTTGGCTCTAATTTACCCTAATAGTTACATCAAGATGTTTCCAAAGGATGACCCAAACCTCTACAACCGTGTTGATTTAACACCTGTAGCACCTTGGAATGTTATTGCTGATAGAGATGCACTACGTTGGGAAGATAGCCGTTATGTAGGTCACATATATTATATGTCTTTACCTGCAGCAGAAGCACGCTTTGGTAATAAGCAATATACAGGCGTAAGATATGAGCAGTATTTTGACGGTTATATGAGTGAAGACCACGAAGATTATGAACAATCAGATGTAGATAGTGATGCTAAGATGTTTAAATACATTGAAGTTGTAGAATTCTATGATTTACAAAATGATATGTTGTATTTTTATTCCGAACAATGGTCACAAACCAAGTTTCTTGACAAATCACCTATACCTTTCAGGGATGCAGATAACAATCCAGTTGTTCCAGTTATCCCTCTTTTCTTCAATAGGTTGCCTGATAGACCAATGGTTGGTTACTCAGCAATGTCCAGAATATATGACCAGTTATTTGAAATTAATATGATAAGAACCTTTCAGGCTAATGCAGTTCGTAAGGCTTCACGTCAATATATTGTAAAGAAAGGGGTGTTGGATGAAGAACAGATTGCACAAATTACAAGCGGCATTGATGGTTTATTTGTTGAAATTGACGATGATGACCTTGCTGGTGCTATTCGTCCTCTACCTCAAAATCCCACCCCACCAGAATTAGAAGTATATTACAGGCAGGTGCAAGATGACAAAGACAAAGGTAGCATATTGGCCCCATTCACTCGTGGTGAAAGCACTCGAGCCTCAGCAACTGAAATCGCTGCTTTGGCTGCATACACAAGCACGGAAGTTGGCCGACTTGCGAGAGAAAGAGACCAAACAATTGAAAAAATAGCAAAGGTGTATTTATCAATGATTACATTATATCTTGATGAAGACAACATAAGAGACTTGGTGTTTGTTGATGCCAAGCCTGTTGTTATTACACCTGAAGATTTAAACGAAAACTTTTACGTATTTGCAGTTGATGCTGCTTCTACACCTATTTCAGAAACAGTTCGTAAGCGTGAATTTATACAGTCTATCCCGTTGTTACAAGGATTAGGCGTTCCGCAAACGACGTTGGTCAAGGAGTTAATCCAAACACTTGGCCTACCTGATTATATAGTGGAAGAAACACTAACTGCTATCGAACAACAGCAAGCAATGCAGCAAGCACAAATGGAACAGGCTGCAGCAATGCAAATGGGTGGTAACGTGACAGCGGCGGATGCAGGAGCCGTCGAAGTCGGGCAAGATGCTCGTGAAGCAATTCAGCAAACTGCACAACAAGTGGCACCAATAGGGCCAGCTAATCTCGGATTACGAGGCAGGAGAAGCGTATAATGGCAGCATATGCATTTAGTTGTAGTAATTGTGGTCATATTGTCGATATCTTAACACGCGTAAGTTATGATGTCAATATGAGAATGCAGTTATTTAATAAAGAAATAGGATGGGATGACCCGGATGTGGTTGCAAACCTTAAACAAAGAAGTGATTACTACACTTCAGATGACTACTTTGAAGATAGTAGAGATGAATGGTGGGACAATGGATGTCCCAGGTGTGGTGAAAAATGCAAGGTTGTAGGCAAAGTAAGTGTGCCAGCAAGACACAGCAGTTGGGAAAGCACAGGAAAATATGGTGTAAATGGCACATACAACAAGGGACTTGGTTGTGTGGTGTATTCGGATGCCGATATGAGAAAAAAGGCAAAGGAAAGAGGACTAATACCAGCAGATGAGTTAAGTGGTGGTGATACAGCTTGGTCAAATATGGTTGATGATAGCTTTAATTACCAAGTTAAACAAGCAGAATTGCACGAAAAAGCTATGGCAAAGATGAAAGATAGTATAAATGAACACGGTGATGATGGACGCGCCATAGCTGATGCATTTACCGTAGAACATATGAAAGAAACAGGAGCATTAAGTGAAGACGCAGCAGAGTAATTTACACATACCTATTTATCATTGCTTGCGTTGCAACTTTAAGTTTCAAGCAGACAAACCGGTTTGCCACCTTTGTGGTAAGTCAGACAAAATAAAAAAATTAACTAAATAATTTTTCATAATATATATTAATATTGGAGAACATAATGGCCGAAGAAAGAGATGAGATGACAATGGAGCTTATGGAACGTGAGCAACCATTGGAAAAACCAGAAAATATGGATGAAATGGCAGCACAAGCCGACAAATTAGAAGGTATGATGTTTCAGGCAATCGCACCAGAAGGTGAGTTTAGTGCAAGTGCAACAAATACTTTTATCAAAGGACTGAATGAAGCACTTAAATTATTTCCAGGTGCAGAACCTATTGAACAAGTAACAGAAAAAATTGATGGTGCAATGCCAGAACAAGTAGCTCGTTCGCTTGGTATGGTTCTTTCAGCTTATAGTGATTACTCAGGCGAAGAGCAAATGGCAATGTCTGAGATTAATAATGATAGAGATTTAAAAGAATTAGCAGGTAAATTACTTGCATACAGCAAAGACAAAGCATTTCGTGCTTTTCTTGCAAAACCAATGGGTGAAGATGATATGAGAATTGATGCCATCAAGGTAGAAGTCGATACATCAGGACCAGCACCTCAAGCACCAGAAGGTGAAGAAGAGGATTTTTTAATGTCACGTATGTCATAGGAGGCAATAATGAGTGATGAAATCAGCAACACGGCTATAGAAGCCACTGCTGATACAGTCGAAGCAACAGCAGAAACAGTATCAGGAGAGAAAGAAAAAAATTATGACCTATCCAGTGGAGGAATAAAAGACCGTATTGGAGCAGCTTTACAAAAAGCAGTTGATGCACAACCAGAAGTGGCTGAGCAGAAGAAGCAACTTGTAGAAAATGCAACCATTGACAGTCTTGATGAGGTCAATTTACCAGAAGGCACGCATAAAGGTATCAATTATAATAATGTAGTTGAAGCACTACCTGAAGATGCACAGAAACTATTGGCAAATATGCGCAGTTCTTATACAAAAAAGACACAAGAACTGGCAGCACAAAGAAAAGAATTACAATTGCAGATGGAAGCCTTACAAAATAGTAAGGTATATGAAAACATTAGTGAGGTTGCACAACGTGAAACACAACTTGACCCATACGACACAGAAACATTTAATGCACGCATTGAAGAAGAAGTGGCAAGACGTATGCAACAAATGATGAAACCTATGCAAGAAGAATATCAGCTACAACAACGTAAGCAAAAGCTTGACGCTTGGACAGCTGAGCATCCAGATTTTAAAGACTATAAAACCGATATTGTGGAATTGTTAAAAACAAACCGCGCATTGGACCTACAATCAGCCTATTACATTGTGAAAGGTAAGTCTCAGACCGAAGCGTTGAAAACTCAACAAGCGGAACTGAAACAATACAAAGACGCAGCACGTCAATATGGTTTGAAGGTAAGTGCAGGCAACAACGTCACATCTAAACGCCCGCCGAAAGGTATGAAAAGTTATGAGCTTTACAAGTGGGTAAAAGATAATAACGCAAAAAGGTAAATAAATGACAAACACGATATATATTTATAGAAAACAGGCCCTGTTTAACAGCTCAACGCAGGATAACCTTAGGACCCGGAAACGGATACCCTTCGAGCACAAGACAAAATATAACTTAAGCTGTTAATTGGAGGATACAACAAATGGCTATTTCGAATGACGTATTATCATCGACCCTCCGTATTCTTTTGGAAGAAGAAGTAGATAACCTTTTTAAGGCTACCCCACTTCTGAAGCAAATGAAGGACAAGGGCCAGATTGATTTTTATGATGGCGGACAAAAATTAGACGTCCCCTTAATTTTGGCTGAGCATAGCTCAATCACTCAACTTAGTTCCGGATATGAACCTGTAAATCTTGCTGTGCAAGACGTTCTACGTAACGCATCTTATAACTGGTGTGACTTTGTGGCACCAATCGTAATCACCGAGAAAGAAGAACTTTCTAACAAAGGTGAGCGTGCAATCGTTTCTATTGCTGAAGCACGTATGAAATCTGTTATGGGAATGCTTCAACGTGAATTTGAAAAGCAGGTAGTTCAAGGAACTTCTACAATTCTTTCAGAATTGAATACCCTTAATGGACAAACCAAAACAGGTTTCTTAGAAGAAGATACATTTGGAACTCAAACCAACTCGGTTGGTGGAATTGCTAAGTCATCTTTCCCTAATGATTACCAAAACCAAGAACGCGATTGCGGTGGTAACTTCGATGCTGCTACTTCAACTGCTATTGAGGATTTGACTAATCTTTATATTGACTGTCAATTACGCACACCAGGTGGCGGGTCACCAGACCTTATTCTTATTTCACCTGCTGGTTATGCTGCATACAAGAAAGCTTTGTTCGCTAATGAACGTTTCATTGACGAAGCACAGCTTGATGGTGGTAGATTAAGTCTTGCATTCCACGGAGCACAAATGATGGCTGACCCATTCTTGCCGCTCTCTGCAAATGCTAACTCAATCTTCGCGTATGCATTAAATACTAACTATATGAAACTCGCTATGGATAGTGACGCGAACTTCCGTATGTCAGACTTCGAAATGATTTCTGGTTACTGCGCAAGAAGTGCTAAGATTTATACTCGAGTCCAACTTTATGCTGAACATCTTGCATCGCAAGGCGTTTTGCACAACATTTAATAGGGGGTTAAAATGGCTACAAATACATTAATACAAAAATTATTTGGTAAAGATGAAACCGGTGTTGGTGAAGATGGGGTTACCCAATCCAACCGCCGCGAAGTCGAGCAGTTCATCGCCTCAGAACAGATTGCTGATGGAGACCTTGTTTGTCTTGATATTAGTAAATCTACTGCTGGTGAAAGAATGTATCACGTTAAGAAGCTCAAGACCGACGCAGGTTTAACTGCTGTTGCTATTGGGGTTGCTGACCAAGATGCGGATGCTGATGCAAGAATTAACGTTGTAATCAAAGGATACAAGTCAGCTGCAAATATTGCAACTGGTGCGGCCGTTGGTGAGCGTTTTGTTGGAACATCAACTGCAGGTCGTGGTGATGTCTTGGTTAATTCATCAACGTTACCAGCGCTTGGTTATGTAGTAACAACAGCTTCTGCAAATGCAGCTGACGTTGTCATTATCAAGCAGTTTTAATAAACCTTTTCGGAGCCTTGTGTTCTGTTCTGCCACCTTGGGGTGTATAGGCTAACCCCTCTCCTGATAAAATCGCAGAGCCGCTGGCACATCGGTTATAATGTGCCACTTTTTTAGTGAGGGATTTATGAATTTAAAACAAATGAGGGATATGATAGGAAGCATAATTGACTATGACCCTAACATTACATCATATATAAATGAACTCAATCGTATGATAAACGAAACTTATCTTGAATTTATGCAACTTCGGACTTGGCCTTGGGCTGACACCGAACTTGACGTTTATACAGTTCCGGACCTGACAGTTACGGGACTTTCTACTACCAGCTCTACAGCAGGCAACAAAATAATTGCCATAACAGGTGCAACCAGAAGAATGAGAGGTTGTATTGTGCAAATAAGTGGTTGTGCTGATGAAAGAGATAATGGTGAATTTATTATTGACGATGTATTTGGTTCTGACTGTGCATTGTCAAAAGTAGAAAAAACTACAACTACACCTTTTCTATGGCCTGGTTGGCATAGTTCTAATGCAAGCACTGTAACAGCCAAAATTATGCAAAGATACTTACCACTTCCTCAGGACTGCAACTATCCTATTAGTATTAATATCAGGAACCCTGTTGAGTTTGGCACAACAGGATATCGAAGTTTGTATCAGCTTACCCGTAGAAGAGATGATGAGTTAAATTTAAAATTAGACCTTGAAGGCACACCAACAGATTGGGTAGCATATGATGAACTACCAGAAAGAGTGCAAGGTGTTAGTGATATTCCACTTGACCCTGGTGATTTAAGCATTACAGAGTTTGGTGTTGGTTCAAACAACTGGCCACAAGGCACATATGAATTTAAATATTGTTACAATTATAGAGGCGTAAATGGTCCAATGAGTGATGCAGTAGAATTTACTGTTACATTATCAAATGGTAACCTACGCTTTGGCACACCAGATACAACTCTTATGGGTTTCAATGGTGTAAGTAAAAGACTTTTTGTAAGAATAAAAGACGTGACCGTTGCAGGTCGCCAATATAAAGAAGACATTTTTAGAGACTGTGCAAGCAAATACACAGGCTTAACAAACACATCATCTACCGGTGAAAAGTTTTTGGAAATAGCAGATGACGATGTAAGTTTTGACTGGCCTAATTCTAACATTAGTCCAACAATAGAAAACTTACGGTCACTCAAACGTTACCAAGACAATGAAGGTAGATGTTGGCAAATCAGGCTTTATCCACACCCATCAGGCGACAGAACAAATGAAGGCGATAAAGGCTTACCAATACGCGTAAGATACAATCAACAGGCACCTGAGCTTATCAATAATTATGATACACCTAAAATGCCGAGTGATACGCATCGTTACATTGTGTATAGAACTTGTGAAGATATGTTTAACAAGTTTAATAATCCAACACAAGCTGTATATTACCAAAAGAAAGCAGACAAAGAACTGCAACGTATTGAAGCTAAACACCTCACAACACCTGCTGGTCCTTGGATTAAGTCAAGTTTTCGTGCTGGCCCTGTGCAACGCAACAGAGTTAGAGTGAATTTGACGCATTTGCCATAGGAGACAGGATGAAAAGCAAGCAGAGAACAGAGCTCACACAAATCACAGGTATGTTTCAAGGGCGACCAGAACCCACAACATCTGGTCAAATCATATCCAATATGATGTATGACGACAAAACAAAAGGTTGGACTACAAATTTTGGCTATGAGAAATATTTCACCAATCAATCAAATATGCACGTGGTTGGTGGGGTTGGACCGTTTCCTGATAATGGTCCGGTGCATTCTATTTTTTGTTGGCCTTCGCATAATGGTGCAAGACAGTTTCTATTGTTTGAGCAAGAAAATACGTTGTATGAAATAAATGGTAGCTCACAATCAGCTGATGTAGTTGCTGCTGGTCGCGAAGCACCACAAAGTAGCGACCCATTAACTTGTTATGAAACTGTTGGTAACTATGTTATTATTGCAAATGCGAACAATGACATTATTAAATACAGGGGTGGGGATACTGTTAGTAATGTTGGCTGGAAAGAACAGACTGCACCACCCATTGTCAGAGGACCAGCAGCAAATCCAAGTGCAAGAGCTGGTGGTTACTTTTTGTTTTCAACCGAAGACTACATCAAAGCAAAATCTACAGGTTTGGCAAGTGTAACAAGTAAAAATTACCCAGGTGTAGGTAGTAATGAGAAAGACTTTGAAAACAAATATTTTTACAAATGCACGTTTTTAAATGAAAACGGTAGCGAAAGTCCTATATCATCACTTAGTGACAGCGTAACTTGGAAGACTACAGAATTTGCAAAAGATGGAACCAATACAACAAGCCGCACAGGTATCATTCTTGAACTGCCGTTAGGTCCAGAAGGGACTGTAGCAAGAAAACTATATAGAACCAGGAACGGTGGCACAGAGTTGTTTTTCTGTTTAACTGTGTATGATAATACTACCGAAATAATTATTGATAGTTTGGAAGATGACCAACTTGGTGCATCTGCACCAAATCCAAGTGACAGCATTCCGTTTCCTGCTATCAATCCAAGATATGCTTGCAGTTTTCATAACAGGCTTTTTGTAGATGGTGGTAAAACCGAACCATCAGTAATATATTTTTCTAACGCTTTACAAATCGATAGCTATGGCGCATCACAATTCTTTGACGTTGGCGGGCGTGATGGTGGTGACGTAACAGGTCTCTATAATTACTATAACAATTTATTTGTTTTTAGAGAACGTGCTATTGATGTAATTAGGCAAGACCAGAGCGGTAATTTTATTATAACTCCATTTGTAATGGGTGTTGGTTGTGTGTCGCACGCTACAATACAGGTAACACCAAACTTTGGTCTTGTCTTCTTAGCGGAAGATGGTGTATATAGCATCAAAGGTAACTTTGCAGGTTCTGAGTTACAGCTTGTAAAATTAAGTAAAGGTGTTGATTTTATGGTAGAAGCTTTTAGTCGTAGCGGAACAAAGAAAGCTTTTGCAACATACTGGCCAGAAAAGAAAGAATACTGGTTAAATGCTGCTGACTATGGTGATAATCAAATTAATATTGGTTTGGTCATACACGAAAATGGTGGCATATCTGTAAGAGACCTGTGGCCAATGGCTTGTGGCACCATCGACTATGATGGTAACTTTGTGTTTGGCCACCAGTTTGGTAATGCAAACCAGTTTAACAGCTTACCAGAAGGCACTGAAGTTGGTAATGGTTTGATGGTAATTAGTGCAACAAGACAAGGTGGTTACCAAACAATTGGAGCAGATAGGACAATATCTGCCAGTGACCCCTTACCATCGTTCTTCCGCAGTAGGTGGCACGACTTTGGCTATGGTGCAATAAAGAAACAAATACATTATCTTTACTTGTATGCTTACACCACAGGCCAACAAAGCATTGACGTTACATATTATCGTGATGGTGACTGGCACGTTGAAGATAGCACAGTCAATACACAAACAGCATCGGTAAAAATGGAAAGAGCAGACCATATTAATCAACCAGGTTATGCTGCCACTTCAACATCTACAGGTGATACGCTGGCTAAGTGGGACCAATCATTTGCGCAAGAACCAATCCTTACAGAAATAAGAATACCGGTTGCAATGAAGAATGTAAGTAGCTTTGGCTTTGAAATCAACACATCTGCAAAATTACATTTTATTGGATATAGTGTCGAATATACTGCAATACCGACACAAACTATCAAGGGGAAAAGCTAATGGCATATAGGTGGAACAAGCGAAGCATAGAAAAAGATACATTGTTAAATGGTCGAGAACTGGACATTAGTATTAACGACTTTATTGATGTAATGAACAATGCCATTGACAGAGAAAACATACCTCTTGGCTATGTGTCAGGAAGTATGGTTCAGGACAAAGAAATAGCAGAATATTATGAAGATAAGTCTGTTGCTATTGATGAAGGCTTTTGTGGTAAGGACCTTAATTTTAATTCAGCAGCTGCAAACCACCCAAAAGGTAATGAAATATTTGGCTTACGTTACACAAACTCTGTTAATTTAAGGCAAGGTGGTAACTGGATACGTGCAAAGAATGCAGAAATAACTGGACAAGTTAAAGAAGGTATGCTTACAGTTGATTGGCGTTGTAAATCATACATTCCAAAATACAGAACATTTAGAAAACAAACAGCAACTGATTTTGTTGCACCAAAATTTGCACAATGGCAGATAAGATACAATGGTAATGTTGTTTATGAAAGTGGTGCAATGTTTGAGCAATGGAATAACGTGCATTGCACAACAACGTTTCCTGTAGCATCAGGTAATGGCACAATTGAAATATACTACCTCATACCAGAACTTATAGATGATGACCAAAACCAAGTTGTATTCTACTTCTTTGGTGGCCAACTCACAGCGATAAACAGGAAAAGATAATGCCAAAAGTAAATAAATTTAGTAATAACTGGCCAGACAACCCGATAGTGGAAGCTGCAACTTACAATACAATATACTCAAACTTAGCAACAGTTAGTGCTGGTATTGGAGATGGCAACGTAAGGACGGAGGGTATTGATACAAGAAACATTATGGCTGACCCTTTGGTTTTATTCAGGGGCACGCAATATAATGGTTACGAAGGCTCCTTGGGCGCGACACCTATACCTGCAGCAACTAACTACGGTAACTTTTCTGATGACGCAACAAAAGAAAGCGCAATCAATCACAATAGTGGTGGTTTTGCATCAACAGTGCCAGGTCAAGGCACAAAATTAGTAATTGGTGATGGCACTTCAGGCATTACTTTGGCAGCTGGTGATATCGTAAGGTTGAGTTGGCAAGTGCAAGTATGGAAAGTGCGAAGCAATACAAATACTTCAGGTAATGCAGCAACACTCAATATGCACGCTTCAGACCTGATAACAACTGCAGCAAGAACCGATGGTGCAAATGATGGTAGTGGTATTGGTGAATGGTGTTATTTAATTTATCCAAAGGTAAATACAACAAGCAATGCACTAAATGATGCAGATTTTGGCACAGTTTCTGCCAAGAATTTATATTATGCAACAGTTGCTGACCCTGGTGGTGCAACAGTAGGTATGGGTAACGGCTTGTTAATGGCTGGTTCTTCATTTGACCACTGTTCTGTTGTTGATATGGCACTTCTTACGCAAGGTGACCAAGCAACAACAAGTGGTATGATATTTCAAGCAACTGGTGATAGTGATGTAGCAACAGGTATAAGACGACCATATACAGTTACAGGTGGTATTACGTTAAAAGCAACACAAGCTATGACATTGTTTGGTATTCAGCTCTATACAAGTGGTGTTTGGCGTATGAATGTTGCAGGTAGTAATGCAAAATTATTCTTAGAAAACGTTGAATGTGACCCATTAAATAGCAGGTTTGGTGTTTCAATGACAGTTACATATGCAAGCGCACAATTAGAAGCAATGATAATGAGAGGAGTGACATAATGCCTGTAGTTATACCGCATACATTTACATCGAATACAAATATAGAAGGACCAGAAGTCCAAGCAAATAACAATGCAATAAAGAACTGGTTGAATGGTGGCTTTAGTCCTTCACCAACAGATGTATTAACAAGCAAATGGATAAAAGCTTCACAGATTATGAATGGTTACTATAATGCCATAATTAATCAGTTTGAATTTACAACTGGTTTGGTGCAAGGAAATCCTGAGTTTCCTAAGTTTAATCCAGGTGGCACAAGCGTGGCAATAGGTGACGCGAATGCAGATTTAACAGTTACAGGTTCTGGGTTTATACTTGTTCCACGCACCAGTTGCACATTTACATTGGAGGCAGATGCAAAAGTTGTTATATCAATTGTTTCAGAAATGTTTCCACTTGATGATGATACCGGCACATATTCAGATGCAGGTAAATCAACAATGGTCGCTTTGGCAGTTGATGGAACAGTGCAAAATGCAACCAAACATATTGCTCAGGCAATGATGGATGTTGGTGCGTCTGGAGGAACAGGCGATTTTATACCATTATATGAAGGACAACGACAGTTTCATAGCACAATTACATTGGACCTTGCAAAAGGCGACCATACAATTGGACTTGCTGCTTGTAGTAACGAACAAATAACTTGGATAAGTAGATATTCATTATCACTTGAATGTTATTATTGATATATATATTAATAGGAGATACATATGGAACCAATTACAATGCTGGCTATCGGAATGGGCGTTGGTGCTTTAGGAAAAGCAGCCGGTGCAGGAATTAGAGCCAGTCAAATATTTACAGATGAAGATGAAGAAAGGCTTGCAGAGTTAGAAAGACTACAAGATTTGAATGCATTGGGTTTGACAGAAGATGAAACAAAGGTTTTAACAGAGCAAATGCTTGACCCTGTTGCTGCAATGCAAGCACAAAGAAACTTACAAAGAAGAGAATTAGCAGCTGCTGCAGATTTAGGTGCAGGTGCCGTTGCCAAACAAATGATGCAAGAAGAAGAAATGGCAGGAAGGCAAGAAGCACAGGTAGCCAGAAATATGGCACAAATTAATTTACAGCAACAAAAACTACAAGAACAAGAGATACGTGACCTGAAGAAACGCAAAGAAATAGAAGATAAAGAAATGCTGGCAGCTATTGTTGGTGGTGCAGCAGACTTGACACAAATTGGATTGACAGCCGGTGCAAGACAAATGGAGTTGAATGAGCTTACAGGACAAGCTACACAACTATCAGCACAGCAACAACAAGCAATGCAACAGCAAATGATGCAACAACAATATATGCGTAACTTCTATGGTGGCGCACAAATGGACCCGTTCTTTAATTACTATCAGAATTATTATGGCACTGGAGGACAACAGATTAATCCGTTCTTCCCAGGTTATGGATTTCCACCGAGGGTAAGATAATGGCAGAACCAACTTCACAATACTATATTTTTCAATATCAAGATACACATACAAATCGTTACAACGCAATGTATAATTTGGCTTTGCAAGAGTTACAAGCTGATTATACACAACGTGCTGCACAACGTGAAAAGTTACAGAAAGAACAAGAAAAATTAATGCAATACATTTCAAATCTTGAAAGAGACTTGACAGATTACATATCACAAAAAGGTAAGCTTGGCCAAGCAGATGCTGATAAAGAACTTGCTTTGATGAGAATGTATGTTGATATCGAAAAGGCAAAAGCTACACAATCAGCACAACGACAAGCAAGACAATTAGATGCCAAACGTATGGTGCAAAGCAAGTATGGTGTTCCAACAACAACACAGCGAGCCATTGTAGATGCTGATGATGCTATTGGGTCACGTGCTGCTATTGCAACAGACAAAACACAACTTAGTGCATTAATTAAAACCGAAGTTGGTAAAATTGTTGTGCAAAATCCTGGTAGTCCTTCAGCACTGGCAGCTGCACAAGAAACATACACAAAAGTAAAAGACACAGCTGATAGAAAAGGTGTTGGTGCGCAGTTTGATGATGCAGAAATAAGAAGCTTTATTAATAGTCACTATGGCACAAATTTATATGAGCCTCCAAAATCAAGTAGAAAAGGTGTGCCAGACTATGCAAAACAACCAGACCCACTTGAATACAACATTGGTGAGATTGAGCAATATGAAATAGACAATGAAGTTTCAAAACAATACGCATCTACCGGTGGTTTATCACAACAAGCAAGTGACGTTAAAACACAATTAGAAAAAGTTCGTGGCACTGAAGCAACAAAAGCTGCGCAAGTAGGACTTACAAATCTACGTATGAGTGGTGAATATGGTATTCTTCTTAGAGCGCTTAGTGATGATGGTAGGGTAACAGAACCTGAATATGCTTTGTTTGAGCAAATGGGTAAAGACGGAAAAACACCTGCTGCTGTTGAAATGTATAATGCAATTAAGGACGCATCAAGAGTATCAAGAACAAAAGATGGTCTTGCTGCATTAGATTTAAAATCACTAACTGTTGAAGAACAATTAATTTTTGATGACCAATTCTTACGTAAGTTAGGAAGCCTTGATAGTTCTGCTACACGTGCAGGTAAAATACAAAAAGAACTTGAAACACCACTTCAAGCTCCAACACTTGACCAAGCAACAATGCGTGCAAGAGAATTGTATAATCCAATCAGAATGACTGGCTCACCTGAGTTTCAAACATTTGAATTAACAGACCCTGTAACTGGTAAGAAATTTAAAGTTGATGCACAACAAATGATACAAATGCAGCAAGACTTTGAAAGAGTATTGGATGAAAACCCAGACTTCGAAAGAAACTTTAGAGTAGTTGGTGCAGCACAAGAATTATCAAA